AAAGAATAATTTACTTTGTTTTTCAGCCTGTCTGTAATCTTCTAACAATTTGGCATTTTGATTGGCAGCAACATCAGCACGGATCTGATCTGCTATCTTTGTCTTGGCTATTTTTTCGTATTCAATTTTTTGTTCTTTAGCAAAATCTAACACAGCCTTTTCCTGTGCCATTCTTATACTGCCTAATGGAATCAATTGTGTTTCAATTTTCAGCGACTTGGTGTATAGGCTGGCACTTTCACCCAATGCTTTCAAATCAATCGCTGGACCTGTATAGGCCAAAGGTTTGTTTGCAGGGTTCAAGGCGTTATTTGCTTTTTCTGCTTCTTCTGCTAATCTCTTGGCTTCATCTGCCTGCTTTTTAAGAGCTTCGTTCTTTTCCATGTCAGCAAACAATTTGTCTGCTGCCAGATACGCGGCTGTGGCTCCAGCGGCTGCGGCAATGGCACTTAGACCACCCGTGGCTAATGCAGTGGCCACTGCTCCTGTGGTTCCAATTAATCTCAACACCTTGACCATTTCATAAAGACTGGTCACTATGGCAATTATTCTAGTGGCAGCAAATGCTCCTATAAAGGCAGCAACCAATGGCAACACAACGCCAAGATTATTACCAATGTATTCTATTGCTCTGGCCAGCCCTGAAAAGAATCCTGTGGCATTTTCAAATTTCTGTGCGGTCTTGACAAATTCAGTTCTGACATTTTCAAGACTTTGTCCCACAGTTTTTTGCATGCCATTGAATGTAGGATCAATGGTGTCGCCTAATTGTTTTAGGGCATTGGCTAGGTCATTGCTGCCAACTTTGCCTGCTTGAACGTCTTTGAGAAATTGACTTGATGTCTTACCAAACTGTTGTGCAATAAGTGCAAGTGTGCCTGCTGAACTTTCCTGCAGTTGTTTCATGTCTTCAAACATCACAGTGCCGCGGCCTAGTGACTGTCCGAATTGATACATTGCACTTGCTGCCGCTGGACCTACTGTGCCAGTAACTGCTAGAGCCTTGCTGAAGTTTTCAGTGATCTTGGTGGTGTCTGATAAACTTAGACCCATGGTTTGACCTGCTAATGCCACTTTCTGGAAGAAATCACCCACAGCACCTAGATTAGATCCTGTGAGTTTGGCAATTCTTGCTACTTCACCAAAAGCAATGCCAGCATCTGCTGAACTATTGGTAACAGTTTTTAATTTGTTTGAAAGGATTGTGGCAGCATCTGCAATATCAACAAACTGTTTGGCCAACGCACCACCAATGGCCACAGAGGCCAGGCTTCTTAAACTACTGGTAAGACTGCCTAGAGCCCGTTCTGCTTGACTGGTGTCAGCGGTGATCTTAATTTGTGCGTCAGCCATGCTATCTTCGTCCTTTTTGTTTGTCCATTGCCTTCTTGGTTTCGTCTGCTTCTATCTTATAGAAAGCGGCCCATCCTACAAACTCCACCACTGACATATCTAATACTTCTTCAACTGTGCGGCCCAGATCTTTGGCAAGCCTATAGGCAAATAGGAGATCTGGATCCGCCCTTAGTTTTTTTCTGCATTATCCAAATCTAGATCCTGCACATTGTTCATTTCACCTACCACACGGATCAACACCTTGGGATCAACTTCATTCAAGAATACCATCTTGTCTGCGAAGGTAAACATCTTGGTGCCATCTTCATGTCTAGCACGGAGGATTAGGCTTTCAACCAAGGCTTCAACAGTTTTACCTGCTTGGCTTAGTTCAAGGATCTTGCCTTCGTCACGGAGTGTGGTTGATGATTTCCAAAATATCTTTGAGTCTCCCCATTCAGGAACTGTGACGCTTCGCATCTCACCTGAAATCTGATTACGGAAGTGTGCTGTGGCTTGGTCTATTACTTTGTTCATTTGTATTTTCCTTTTATTGTGGTTAGAGTTGGTCCTATGATTCCACGAGGTGCCTGTCGGCTCGCTCCAGCCTCTAGTTTATCAATATAGGGAACATTATTTTCAACTTTGAAGTTGTTCTTGCTTGTGGCTTCACGCCATGCGTTTTTGGCACGACCACTACGCACTGGTGTCTTTGATCTGGCCGTGTCGTAGACATCCTTGGAGATCTTTTTGACAAATCTCTCTAAGGAACGTTCTAGTTCTAGTCCAATACCTTGAACACCAGTGACTGTGATCTGCATATTATACGGCAGAAGTTGAATAGGCAGTTGCACCAGTTCCTTGGAAACTGATACTTGCTTCTACCATACCATCCATTGATGTATTCACTGTGTATCCAGTAACAATGACATTGCCTGTGAAAGCATAGTCACTGGTGCTGGAATAGTTTTCAGCGATATACAATTTGACTGCAACACCTGAAGCACCAACCAATCCTGCTGTGGGGTTGAAACTTGATTCATATGTGTCAAAGTCAGCGGCATCAAAATAGATATCAGCACTGCCTGAGAATGAACTTAAGCCAGTGATGTATGTGCGGACATCCACGCCCATTGTGGTTGTTTCTACTGTGTCAGCAGTCATCTCTACTGAGAAGTTGCGAACTGAGGCGATGCTGTTACCATTTAGATTAATTGCACCGTTGTTTCCTGTGATTGTAGCCATTGCGTATTCTCCTTAGGCTGTGAATGTGCAAGCACCCGAACCTTGGAAAGAGATTGAAGCCTCTACCATTCCGTCCATGCTTGAATTTACTGTGAAGCCAGTGATGATAACTTCACCACTGAACTTGCCTGCTGTGTCAGCAAGAAAGCCTTCAAATGTCACAGTGCCTTGACCAACTGTGCCACTTGTGGGATTTAGCACTGCGTGAGTGGCAATGGTTCCTGTAGAGGCTGCTGGATCAAAATAAATGTCAGCACTGCCTGACCATGAACTCAATCCGTTCAAGTATGTTCTTACATCTACCTGCATTGTGGTTGTTTCAATTGTGTCGCGAGTGAGTTCAACTGAAAAGTTGCGGACATTGGCGATCACTGCTACTGATCCACCTACTGATGCGTCTAGTTTTACAACGCCGTTGTTACCTGTTAATATGGCCATTATTCGTCTCCTTGTTGTTTAATATTGGCTGCTTCTACGGCTGTTACGGTCGCCTTAGACTTCACCGGGGGCTTGAGACGAATAACCTCTTCTCCTGCCTGTTCTGGTTCAGCGGGTTTGGCATTTGATTCACTCCATCCTGCTGATTGCATTAGTTCTAGTTCATTAGGCTGACAGAATCTAGTCATGCCTTTCTTTGTTAGATGTATTTTCACGTTGATCCTCTTAGATAATTGTAAGTCACTGCATAGGTGATTAGAAACTCAGCCAGTGGTGGTTGGCGATCTATGATCTCCACTCTGATTATTTGACTGTCTGTGACACCACTTGAGATCAATTCTCTGTAACGATCGCTGTCTAGAGCTTCTTCAATGCGTTCTATGAGATCATTACGCTGACGGTCTAATTCAACACCTCTAACATAGGCACGGATTGAATACTCAATCCGGCCCATGCGACGACCCGCTCCCGAGTTACCCATTGTGATAGTTTCTCTATCTTCTATTGTTGGCTGCACGAATATGGCTGGGAATTGTGTGATGGCCAACTCCTGGATCACCACTGGCTCACGAGTCACAAACACTGGACGTGGATCATTCATGTCCTTGAGAACTTGAATGATGTTTTCAGCAACCTGTTGGCGTATGTTCTGTGCCATGCTTATCTCTTGAGTCTCAGACTGTTCACTGGTTTGATTTCTGTGCTTTCATATGAGTTGTCATCATCCAAATCATAGCGAACACCTTCACGAAGAATGAGATCCATTTCGTGTTCAAAGCGACCTTGATAATAGTTCATCATGACTTGGAATTTGTCTGGTTCGCCGCCTGAGAACTGTGTGAGTTTAGGGGCAATGTGGTAGGCCAATGCGTGGTAAACAGTGGCCTGTTTGAACTGTGTGGAATCCAGCAATGTGGTATCCATGTCAGCAGTTAATATTGAGGGGTGTGCCTTTTGGTATGCTTGATACCAACGAACTTTCAGCACTCTGTTGATTTCGGTTTCGCTACGGGCTAATTCTGCATCCCAATCCAATACACCATATTGGTCAATCGTTGGTTCAACCTGTTTGAGGTCGTCAAAAGTTGCATAAGCCATAGCGTGTCCTTCACGAATTATAAGATTGAGAAGTCCTTCTTCTCATCGTGTATTTAGCGGACTCAAAAGAAAAGGACCTTTTAACGGGTCCTTTCCAGGGGTCTTGATTAGTGGAGAACTAATTCATAACAGGGTAATGTCACAAACTCTGTTAAATTTATTTACCACTAACTGGTGTGATTATGGTATAACTGGTGCTGACACCATTTGACTGCACTGTGACTGCTGTGCTTCGAACACCTGTGGTTGTCAATGCACCTGCACCTGCGGTAGAGGGCAATGGTATCAGAGCAGGATAGCCTTTATAGGTTGTGCAGGCTGTCTGTGTCAATGATAACAAAGCCATTATCACGAGGATCCATGACCTTACCCCAGAATGTCCAAAGACTGATTTTGTGTTTTTTAGCGGCCACATATGAATTAGCGAACTCCCCCAGAGGTGTCTTCACAGGCAGAAGTTTCCTGCTGTGACCTTGCCTTTCTGCGGAGTTCTTGGATTCTTTCAAGAGCTGCCTTTGCTCGTTGGTGGTGCTTGACTTGTTCATGTTCATTCAATTGTTTGATATGTTTAGTTAGTTCATTGAAGTTCATTCTGCGGCACCCTTGTGTGTTCTTTTAGCGTTACTTTATACAAAATAATAGTCCTTAGGAAACTTTTTCATCCAAAAATTTATGGTGGATGGATCTACATTTGCCGCTTGTGCCGCAACCTTTCTTGATGGAAATAGTCCATTTGGAGTCATAACAGGTTTGGGGGGTCGCCCTGTGCCTTTCTCTCGCGAGGGCGGTTTTTTCTTGACCACTGTGGCACTTATTTTAGCACGAGTCTCAGGAGAGTCACACCCGAGATAGTAACGATCACTCATATAACTAAGCCGGCTATAAAGTGTAGAATATTTTATGCCCAACTGTTGACTGGCTTCACGAACATTGCTGAAAACACCATACGGTGTGTGAAACGACTTTGCCGTAGCAGTGCTTCGCTTACTTGTTAAGGCTTTGCGTTCAGTGTTGTCCCAAACTTTTTTTTGACTAATCTTCATTTGTTGTCTAGTCTCGGCATTATGTTTGAAACAACCTTTCATTCCTGAATTCCAACTAACTTGTTTTTTTACCACAGTCTCTTCAGTGCCTGTTGTTTGGGGCAACGGTGTTGATAGGAAATCCATTATTTCTCCTCATACCAGTCTAACATATTAGTATTGCGTATTCTATTATAACAGGAATCATAACTTAGGTCAATGGCCTTGCTCATTTCGCGAATTGTTGAAAACTTACCAAATGGGCAGACAAAAACTCTTTTGAATTCTCTTTTGCCAATGTCAGATAAATGTCCATTTCTTTTGATATTGTCGTCAATGCAAACCCACGTAACTCCAAGTTTGTCTGCCCACTGTTGATAAGTTTTACCTTGGTATTTTTTCTTCCAAGTGTCATCTGTTTTCTCTACATAGTCAAGGTGATTGTATTTAGAAAACTGGCGGCGAGCGGCAGTTACAGAAATATTATGTATTTTTGCCCACTGTTCTATAGACTTTCCTTTGTAGATAATCTGAGTTGGACGAGGGATATACTTATACCAATCAAGAGTTCGCGTTTTTGCAACATCAACAATCTTGGCACTGGTGTTTACAGGCATTGGTGTTGATAAGAAGTCCATTATTTGCCCTCACTCATAATAACCAAATCACGCCAGTTGTTGATGTCCATTCGCATCATATCAACACAGGTATGTATGGTGCGGAATGTTAGACCATTGAATCGTTTGTAATTTGCAACAACGAATTCAATAATAGCATCTTGTTGATCTTTTGGCAAACCTGATTCAGCTAAAATACGAACACGCCCAACCTGATGTAATAGTTGCATAGCCACAGCAGTCCAAGACGAATCTAACCCTGCTGGAACATATAAACATCTATCCAATACAGGTTTTACTCGTTGTTGAGATCTAACTGTCATACTATGACTAGAATTCATTTTCAAGGGCTTGTTGGTAATAAGAATAATGCGTCCCTCACACTTAAACTCTAAAGGAACATTCTGAGCCATAAGATAATGACTGCGTTTGCCATAATACATATCACCTGAGTTGGGATCCAATGCGGCTTTGAGGATATCGCTCATCTCTACATCGTCAAAACAAATATCGGTGTCGTCAATAACCAAAATCTGTTTAGGGTCTTTGGCGTGATTATGAATACGAATAAACAGTTCAGGGGCACTCATTGTGCCTTTGAGTAAATGATAGTTGGCACCGATGCCATCTAAACTTTGGCGGACTACTTCTGTCTTGCCGCCTCCAGCAGGACCATTTACAATCAGGCCTCTCTTAGACAGTTTCTTATTGACAAAGTTATCTACAATGGTAGATATTGATGTGTAATGTTTAGAAATTGCCTGACGACGTTCTTTGTCTGACAAAGTTGTTGGATCTTTATCTAGGTAATCTACATAGTAAGTCATTTTGCACCTTTCTGTGTGCTGTTGAACATAGTATTATTATACGACAAAACGGCACTCGTGTCAAGCACCGTTTTGTCCAATTTAGACCCAAGTTATTTGTGTGGTTGCAAATGCTTTTTGGCAATGCGGACATTCAATATCGAAATTGTGTCCCGATCCAACACGATGTGATTGCAACACTGAGGAACTGGCAATTTGAAACATCAAGCAATGTCCAGCATTCTCAAACCAATATTCGTAGAGTCCTGTGGCATCATTGTAATCAACCATATAGTCTTGATTGCGTTTGAGTTGACAACCACGCAACAAATGAGTAAGGTCTTTGATTGGACGAACCTTCTTGGCCCAACGCTCAACTACTTTGGCACCAACCAAAGTTGGGAATTTATAACTGTAGGTTGGCTCAGTATTTGGATCACGCTGAACTGTTGCTAGATTGGTAAACTCTTTACCTTGTTTATTGAACATACTCATTTTGCTACCACCTTTTGTTTGTCTATGTGTTTATTATACGATAACTATTGTATTTAGTCAATAGTCAATCTATCCAATCTGACAAACACGGTGGCTGAGCCCGTATAGTTAGTATACGAGATCTACAGTGGAATTGCAAGAGAAAAAATAGCCAAAAGAAAAGGGCCTTGTGAGCCCTCTTCTCTAGTTTGCAAAGAAACTACTTTGGATTAAGCAGGATCAACTAATGAGCTGTCTGCAGTGATTTTAACACCGTATAAGTCATATA